ATCAGTTCCAGTGTTAGAAAATTCACCACGTTGGCTGCGGCCAAAAGACATATTGATAAAAATATGAGTGAAGGTGTGGCAGAAGATCACTCCACTGCAACAGGCGGGTGGGGTCAAAATGCATATGCAAGTGCCGTAAGTAGTAGTAATTGGGATGGCAGCGGAAGAGACGATGGCGTACACGAAAATCCAGACTGGTACAACGACGAAGCAAACAGCATGACCACTAGCCAGTTAAAGAGTTTGTACAAGCATGCTAGTAAACTACGACAAGCAGTGAAACAGATGCAACAACAAGGTGATACATTACAGCCTTGGCAACAGAGCAAAGTCACCAAAGCCGCTGACTACTTGGACGCAGTATTTCATGCAGTAGATGATGATCACGACATGGGCGAGGACAGTTACATGGCTGAGTTGCAGGCCAAACTTGATGAAAAAATTCCCAAAAATGCGCCAGTGGATGTGTGGATTAAAGATTTTGAAAAATCCAATGCGCCGCAATTCAAAGGCAAAACACAGGAAAAACGTCGCCAAATGGCAGTAGCTGCCAGTTACAGCGCAAAAACTCCCAGCAAGAAACGATAATGAAATTTGCAGAGTTCACTGAAAAAGATTACAAGATACATGATCGAGCGCATCTTGATCAGTATCTTGTAAAACTTTGTAGATTGATCCTTGAAGGCAAACAGTCTGATCCAGAGAAATATGGAATGGTTGCAGCCTGTGTGCTGGATCCCAATCACAATGTGGTCTACGGTGTCAATACTGCTGCCAATGGCGGAGTGCGCCGTCATGCCGAACGTGTGGCAATGGATCGATATGTTGCACAATACGGCGAAATTCCAGAAGGCAGTATCATCATTACCACGCTGAGTCCATGCAATGAAGATGGATCTGACATGGCCAATAACCGATATGGCGAAAGTTGTACTGATCTTGTCAACAGCAGCTTGGTTAGAAAAGTGTATTGCGGGTACATGGATCCCAGTCAGCAAAATGAACACAACAAATACACTTTGGAAGAAACTAGCAACGACAGAATCAAAGATGTATGCAAACAGTGCGCCGACACATTTTTGAAAAAAGATGTTGACGAAAACTTTGCCGATGGTAAGAAGCCTGGGCGCAAAGGCTTGGCCAAACGATCAGGTGTCAACACCAAGGCCAGTATTAACAGTTTGCGTAAAACTGCCAAAAACAGTTCAGGCGAAAAGCAACGCATGGCACACTGGCTGGCCAACATGAAAGCTGGCAGGGACAAAAAGAAAAAGTAATTGTTGACATAAAACTCTTTATAGTATATTATTACTGATAAGGAAAATTTATGTCTGAATTAATACACAATCCGTTTCTAAAATATTATTTAGAAAACAAGTTTCATTCAATACACGGTTATGCCATTCCTGAACAGAGTTACGTTATAGATCATATTGATCAATCTGGTATCAACAAAACAGGCGGTGTAGCAGAGATAGGTATTGAACACGGCAGATTTTACATATTGTTAAATCAATTAACCGAATCCCACGAGCAATCGTATGCCATAGATATTTTTGAAAATCAAAATTTAAATTCTGACAATTCGGGTTCTGGTTCAAGAAGCATGTTTGAACACAACTTGCTAACTTCAGATAAACATCAAGGTGTCAACACCAAAATTATTCAAGGTGATTCAACAGATAGTTCACTCAATCTAGTTGATATCATAGGTAAAAGTAAATTAAAATTTATATCTGTTGATGGCGGGCATACTGCACAGCACGTGGTTAATGATTTAAAAATAGCAAATGAAGTAATTACGAACGAAGGCGTTGTAATTGTTGACGATATATTGCATCCTTGTTGGTTGACTGTACTAGAGGGAGTGTTGGCATTTTTAAATACCAAACCCACACTGGTACCGTTTGCAATATGTCGAAACAAATTGTATATGTGCAAAATAACTTATCACAAGTTTTATGTTGAACATATGATGAAATTTTCTCACAGGGACAATTCAGCACCAAAAACATTTTTTGGGTATGACATTGTTCCAATTTTATTTTTACCAGCAGGAGGTGAATGTTTTTATGGGTAAGAGCTTTGGAGCGCCTGAACAGGCCAAAATTAAACAAATCGTAGCAGAAGGTGTTACAGTCATGCAAGAGATTCAAGATCTAACAGAGGGGCTGAGTGAAACAATCAAAGCAGTAGCCGAAGAGTTAGATGTCAAACCTAGTGTGATTAGAAAAGCAATTCGCATTGCACAAAAGGACCAATGGGACCAAATATTTCGAGAGTTTGATGATTTGGAAACCATTGTGGACATTAGTGGACATGCCAATCGTAGAGATGATGTATGAACGGTGTACGCAATGCCGCGGTTGATATCTATAAATGGATCAAAGACGACTATGTCACATATCCGTTTAGATTTTTTATTGAAGTTATAGCATGGGCAATATCAATTGGGTGTGCAATAACCATGGCAGTCACAGTTCCAACACCACCGTTGATCACTCTTTATCCAATTTGGATTTTGGGGTGTAGTCTTTATGCTTGGGCAGCATATACTAGGAAGTCTTTTGGCATGCTGGCCAATTATGCGCTAATTGTTTGTATAGATTCTGTCGGCCTAATTAGAATGGTAGCTAAATATTTTTAAGAACAGTTTGATCAGCTATAAATGATCGTTGTTGGTGTTTGTCGGCCTTAAATGACATATAATAGGAGATTAATATGAGTTATTGCGATGCCATGTGGGATCGAGAAAAAGACATTGTCAAAGTTGTCGAACGCGATCCAAAAAGGGGTAGACTCTATCAAGAGTATCCAGCCCGTTATCTATTTTATTACTCAGATCAGCGGGGCAAATATAAAAGTATCTTTGGTGAAAACTTGACCAAAGTAGCCAGTCGAACTTTTAAAGAACACACAAAAGAACAGCGTATTCACAGCAATCACAAATTGTATGAGAGCGATATCAATCCGGTATTTCGTTGTTTAGAAGAAAATTATTTAGGCAAAGATGCACCCAAGTTGAATGTGGCATTTTGGGACATTGAGGTAGATTTTGATCCAGAGCGTGGGTATGCCAGTCCCGATGATGCATTCATGCCAATTACTGCTATATCAGTACATCTACAGTGGCTAGATACATTGGTATGTTTGGCGGTCCCCCCAAAAACATTGACCATGGAGCAGGCACAAGAGCAAGTGAAAGATTTTCCCAACACCATATTGTTTAAAACAGAATATGAAATGTTGGATACTTTCCTCAACTTGATTGAAGACGCTGATATTATATCTGGGTGGAACAGCGAAGGATTTGATATTCCGTACACTGTGAACAGAGTTATCAAAGTATTGAGCAAAGAAGATACCAAAAGATTTTGTTTGTGGGGGCAATATCCCAAGAAACGGGAATATGAGAAATATGGCAAAAAAGCAGTTACTTATGATTTGATTGGTCGTGTTCATTTGGATAGTCTTGAGCTATACAGAAAATACACTTACGAAGAAAGACATACCTATCGACTGGATGCCATTGGCGAAATGGAGATTGGTGAAAACAAAACAGTCTACGAAGGCACATTAGATCAGCTATACAACAACGATTTCAAAAGATTCATTGAATACAATCGTCAAGATACGGCATTGTTGGACAAGTTAGATAAAAAATTAAAGTTTATCAGTTTAGCTAATACTGTGGCTCATGAAAATACTGTGTTGCTACAAACCACAATGGGCGCCGTTGCAGTCACTGAACAGGCAATTGTAAATGAAGCACATCATAGGGGCATGATGGTACCCAGCCGACCCAAACGTGATCCAGACGCAGTTAATCAAGCTGCCGGTGCTTATGTGGCCACTCCCAAAAAAGGACTACATGATTGGATTGGATCAATGGACATCAATAGTTTGTATCCCAGTGTGATTCGTGCATTAAACATGGGACCAGAAACCATTGTGGGACAGCTACGGCAGGATTACACTAAAGAAGAAATTGAAACCAAAATGGCACAAAACGGAGGAAAATTTGCCGAAGCATGGGAAGGCAAATTTGGCAGTAACGAGTACGACTTTGTGATGAATCAAGACCGCGCCCATGATATTATTGTTGACTGGGAAGACGGCAGAACTGATGTCATGAGCGGGGCCCAAATTTATGAATTGATTTTTGAAAGTAACAAGCCGTGGATGCTCAGCGCTAATGGCACTATTTTCACATATGAAAAAGAAGGCATCATTCCGGGCTTATTAAAAAGGTGGTATTCTGAAAGAAAAGAAATGCAGGCAAAACTCAAGGAAGCAATTAAAGCAGAAAACAAGATTGAAGAAGAGTATTGGGACAAGCGACAACTTGTGAAAAAAATTAATTTGAATTCACTATATGGTGCAATTTTAAATTCAGGATGTCGATTTTTTGATAATAGGATTGGGCAATCAACCACACTCACTGGGCGTGGTATTGCTCGACATATGGCTGCTAAAATAAATGAAGTTGTTACCGGCGACTACGATCATACTGGCAAAGCTGTTATATATGGCGATACTGATAGTGCATATTTTAGTGCATACACATCTTTGAAAAATGAAATTAACACAGGCGAAATACCTTGGAATAAAGATAGTGTAGTACAATTGTATGATACCATATCAGAGGAAGTTAACACTACATTTCCACAATTCATGTTGAGCGCACATCACTGTCCAAAATCTCGCGGTGATGTCATTCGAGCAGGGCGTGAAATTGTTGCTATCAAAGGTTTATTCATTACTAAAAAACGATATGCAGTGCTGTATTACGACAAGGAAGGCAAACGCAGTGATGTGGACGGCAAGCCAGGCAAAATCAAAGCCATG